GATGAATGAAGCTGATGCTAAGCAATCAAAAGTATCTCATCATTTTGGTGGTAAAGGAAGTGGAAACGCAGGATACAAAAATGCATTTGGTGGTTCTGGCGCTAAAAAGATGGGTTATTCTAAATCTTTTGGTGGGGCAGCTCCTGGAAAAGATGTATTTGTTAACCCACCACAAATTAACAAGTTAAACGAAGCAATTCGTAAATTGAGCCGTCAAAATCGAGCTCAAGCAGAGAAACTGGATAAATACAGAGGAGCTGTTAATTCTCTTCGTGAGCAGTTGGAAGAACTCAATTTATTTAATGCAAAGTTATTGTATGTTAATAAGCTGTTGCAAAACAAGTCTCTTAACGAATCTCAAAAGAAATCCGTTATTAAAGCACTTGATGAAGCACAATCTTTACAAGAAGCAAAATCTTTGTATTCCTCATTAACACAAACGTTAGGTCAAAGTGCTAAGAGATCAACATTATCTGAATCTCGTATTTTAGGTAGCTCTTCTAGAACTTTAACCTCATCTCAAACAAGCGTGTCAAAAAATGATGAATTGTCAAGATGGCAACGTTTGGCTGGTTTATAATAAATAAGAACTCATTATACTGAAACACAAGGAGAAAACATGAGTAGAAATTTTACACTTAATAACCTCACTGAAGGTATTCGTGAACGTCACGTAGGCACCGAGTCTCGTCGTTTACAAGAAAAATGGTCACGTACTGGTTTGTTACGTGGTTTAACTGACTACAACCGTGAAACAATGTCACGTTTGTTGGAAAACCAAGCAGCTCAAGCTCTTCGCGAAGCTAACACTATCGGTAACGGTGCTGGTGGAGACAACGGTAACATCAATGGTTTTACCAATATCGCTTTCCCAATCGTACGTCGTGTATTCGGTGGATTGGTTGCTAATGAATTGGTATCTATCCAACCTATGTCTTTACCATCTGGTCTTTTGTTTTACTTAGACTACACTTACGGCTCTGACGTTGGTGGTACTGATGTTGCATCTGGTACACCTACTGGTTTAAGAGGATCAGGTGGTGCTGCTACTTTCGCTAAAGGTGACTCATTATACGGTTCACCAACTGGTAAAGATATCAGAACAGGGTCTAACGCTACTGGCGGTCAATACGATCTTGTAGGTTCAACATTCACTAAGGTTCATACTGGTTCAACAGCATTAGACGCTGCAACTAGTGGAAACGTTGTAGCTGGAACAGATGCATTAGGTACTTCAGGAGCTGATGGTAAATTGCTTCAATTTGACCCGCAACTTTCTAGAAGAATCGATGCAGGAACTCACAATTATGTTGAGCTTTTTGTAACTGCTTCTATTTTGACTAACATTGACAAAACAAACATTAAAGGTCTTTCTTTAATCGGCCAGTCAGGAGCAGCAAGTATTGATGTCGCAGCTGTAGATTCAGAAGTTCAGCAAGGTGCAGGTGTATTGAATGTACGTCGCCTTAATGAGTGGGGTTCATACTCAGCTCAAACTGGTTTCGTAGCTGATCCTTTTGAGGAAACAAATCCTTACGTTAAATTAGTTTTGTCTGGTACTCATGCTGGTGTATGGGGTAGCGGTGATACTCTTTCTGCTACTTGGCCAATTGCTGATACTTATCAAGCAGGCGCTGACAGTACTACTGGAACTACAATCACTATTCCTTCATTTGAATCTGATTTTGCTGCTGGTACTCCTCAGCCAATTATTCCTGAGATCGATATCAAGATCGAGTCAATCGCTGTTACAGCTACAACTCGTAAGTTGAGAGCTCGTTGGTCTCCAGAATTGGCACAAGATCTTAATGCATATCACTCAATGGATGCTGAAGTTGAATTGACTCAAATCCTTTCTGAGCAAATTGCATTGGAAATCGATCGTGAAATCTTGAACGACTTGTTGGTTGAAGCTCGCGGTGCTAACTTCTACTGGTCACGTTCACCTGGTAAGTTTGTAAACAAGGCAACCGGTCAAGCTGTTACTTTAACTTCTACTTTGGGAACTGGTCCTCAATTCACCGGTACAGTACGTGAATGGTATGAAACTTTGGTTGAAACCATTATCGATGTTGCTAATGAAATTCACAGAAAGACTCTTCGTGGTGCTGCAAACTTTATCGTTGTATCTCCTGAAGTTGCTACTATCTTTGAAGCATCAGTATTGTACAAGCCTTCTATTAAGATTGATGGTCAAGGTCAGGCTTCTGCTCCTTTCTCAATCGGTGCTGAGGCTATTGGTAATCTTTCTAACAGATTTACTGTTTACAAAGACCCATACTTCCCACGCAACAAGATCTTGGTAGGTTACAAAGGTGGTTCATATCTTGAGTCTGGATACGTCTACGCTCCGTATGTACCGTTAATCGTAACTCCAACAATCTTCGCGCCAGAAGACTTCACGCCACGTAAAGGTGTAATGACCCGTTACGGTAAGAAAATGGTTCGTGCAGACTTCTACGGTACAGTAACTTGCTTGGATATGGATATTATCTAATCTAATTAGATAACAACCCGTATTAAATGGGGGGGCGGGTATTTTATTCGCTCCCTTTTTTATTTTTAGAGGAATATAAAATGAAATTAAATAGAAGAAGATTAAGAAGATTAATTGAAAGTGTTATTTTGGAACAAAGTGAAGACCTAGGCCTTCCTAGCTATATTCCAGGTCATGATGGTGAAGACATTATTGTCGGAGCAGGAGAAGAATATAGATTTAAAGCTAGCTCTGCCGGCCAAGGTATTCCCACTCCGCAAGGTTCAGCAGGTCTGTTGGTTCATGTTAAGGACGGAGACCATACAAAAGTTGCACTGCAAGGTAGAGGTTATGAAGAAAATGGAAGAACAAAAGACTTGC